CAGAATTTTCCACACTATAATTTTCAACGTAATAATCTCTAGGTCTATATTTATTATTGTCTATACCATTTATTAATGTATCAAGTGAATCCGAAATATCGGTTTCATCATTAAAAAATTCACCCGTATTTTCATTCACATATTTCCATCCTCCTAATATATTTTTATTTACTAAGCATGGTATATCACAAGCTAATGCCTCGGTTAATACACGTGGGGATGCATCTTTTTCATTTGGTAAAAATAAAAATTTGGCTTGACTATAAATTTTTTGTAATTCTCCATGTTTTAACATATCTGTAGTTTTCATGTAGCTACAACCATTTGGTAATTCACATCCTTTTCGTCCTACTAAAAGTCCTTTTAGTTTATAATCATTACAAAATACATCTAAACATTTTTTTGCTAAAGTCCAATTTTTATTATAGGTTGCCCAATCATCGCATTTTGATTTTTTTTCATCTACTTTTAAACATATATATATAAAATCATATATTTTTTCTTGACCTTTTATTGGTTTAGAAACATTACAGTCAATCCAATCAGATTCGCTCGCAAAGTGTAATGGTATATCTGGAGGGAAATAATTGTCTGGATTTCTAAATCCATGTATCCATCCTTCGCATATTTCGGTATATTTATATTTTTCGTAATTATTTTCAAAACTTTCATATGGATTTGAAGGTAATTTGGGAAATTCTAAATAACTACAAATGCCTAAAAATACATTATTGTCTTTATTTTCTTGGTATAATTTAAATTCGTCTTCATTTTTGAATGGTTTTGATATTAAAATAACATTGAGTTTATTTCCATTATCATCATAAATATTAACATATGGTCTTTTTACTGATGGTATTAATTCTTTTGACACAGTATCATTAAAAAATTCTCTTTTAGAGCATAAAGTAATCAATACTAATATAAGAATGCTTATTAATACTAAACATAATAGTACATTAAATTTCATTATTATATACATATAAAAAAAAAATGTTAAAAGATTTTTCTTTTATAACTATAGATGGACAAAATATATGATTTAGACAAAAAGCCTAATATTGATTCTATAAGTTCCGAATTAACCCACATTGAAAAAGAAGAAATAGAAAATTATAATACTATTTATTATATTGGCAAAAAAGAAAATAAAATTAATAAATACAAATCTTACCAAGATTTTTTAAAAGATAGTGAAACGTTTAGTGATAATGAACGATATAGATTAATAAACAATGACCATATTGAATACAGATATCAAATAAAATCAATATTAGGAAAAGGTACCTATGGAGATGTTGTTAAGGTGATAGACCATAAATATCAAAAAGAAAAGGCTATTAAAATATTTAGTAATTTAAAGAAATTTGATGTTGAAGAAAATGATCTGATATTTGAATGCGAATATAAAATTTTAGAACTATTACGAAAAAGAAAGGAAAATTATAAAATGATGAATGAAGTATTTACATTATTTTATTATGGTGCTAAATTTAGATATCATAATTTAATAGTATTCAAGTTATATGGTGGTAATTTATATAGTTCAAAAGATAAGATATGTGCTAGTTCGATAATGGATAAAGTAAGACTTATCAAAAATATACTATATGGATTAGATTTTTTGACTAGTAGTAATCCTAAAATAATACATGGAGATTTGAAACCAGAAAATATATTTTTAAAAAATGATACCTTTGAAGTTGTCATTGGTGATTTTGGATTATCAAAGATTTTAACTAAAAAATATATAGAAAAAACACATTTTATACAAACAAGATGGTATAGATCACCTGAAATTATATTTGGGATTCCATATAATGAAAAAATAGATATGTGGAGCATGGGGTGTATGATATACGAAATAGTGAGAGGAAAACCATTATTTCCAGCATCTAACGATTTAGATCAAATAATATATATTCAATATATATTAGGGTGTCCATCATTTGAATATATAGATTCTAACACTGATATAAAAGTACATTATGATAAAAGATACAAACCATTAAATATTAAAACAACAAAACATAAATCATTAATTCCTAGAGATGGGTCTAATATTTTAGATCGTTTTTTTGTATACGATAAAACATTATATGACGAATATACAAAATATCAATTAATACGTCTTGTATATTTATGTTTAGAATATAGTTCAGATGAACGAATCTCAAGCAGAGATGCTATAGAATTTATAACTAAACAGTGTTAACTATTAGATTACATATCTATTTATTTTTCTTTTTACAACAATTCCAAATAAATCCAGTTACAATCAACACTATAATAACTATTAATGCTAAAGCATAATAAACATAAAAATTCCATAATTTTTTATTTTCGGTTTCATAATAATTAGTACATTGTGAATCTAATTTATCATACAAATAACCATTATAAACAGAACTACCAATTATACACAATGATGGAAATACTAATGACGATTTTTTGACACATGTTAAAGCATATAATGCTATGTTAATTAAAAGCAATGCTAAACTTACAACCCCAACTAATATTCCATAATTTAAATTTCCACATTTATAATCATTAAAATGTTTAAAAATATGAACCCCTCCACCAATTATCGAACCACTACTTATAACACCAGTTAAAATTAATATACCACCTAAAAGACCAATATTTGAAAAAATACCCATTGAATGTATTCGTTTTATATTCTTAAATACTTTAATTGATTATTTATATGTCCGATATTTCTATTAAATCTGATATTAGTAATAGTTTATTTACTGATAATTATGTATACCCACCATGGTTTAACAAAAAGAAATATATATTTTACAATAGAATCTTAGAAAGATTACAACGTCTTAGTTCCTTACATTCTAGGGCATCCCAATATTACGAAAAAATGAATTTTAATATTTTTGCCCCATCTATCGCAATTACGGCCCTTTCAGGTATAGCATCTTTTTTGTCGACATCACAATATGTTAGCACTGGGGCACAAAATGGATTTGGAATTGGGGTAGGTATAGTTGCATCTATATCCTCTGTATTACAATCATTAGCTGGAGCATGTCAATATAGTGCTAAAAAAGAAGCCCATAGAACAGTGGCTGAGCAATATAATAATTTAATTATTAGTGTTAAGTTTGAGATCGAAATGCCAAATGAAGAAGATTTTACTGATAAATTAGAAGAACAAATATTGGATATACAAAGCAAATGTAATTATTTTGTTCCACAATTTATAGTAGAAGCATATGACAAAAAAAAGAAGCTTGAAAAATTAAATAAAAGTGTATATCATTTAGATACTAAAGTAACTTCTAATATGATGAAACATCATTCAAATGATAATGTAATAATAAATATAGATGATAAAAATTACAACACATTTAATGAACTAAATAATCACACATTAGATAATCAAGATATACATATGGATGATTCAGAGCAAATAGATGCAGAACAATCTAATCATTCTAATGGTCAAAGTGATGTATAATTATCATCGTCCAAGACTTAGTATTCTAACAAATATATTAAATACATCTAAGAATAGTCCCAATGATTCTTTTATATAATCAGCAATAACACAATTTTTAGCATTTATTTGTAGTCGTTTTGTATCATACAATATAAATACCATAAACACAATAATGAAAAAATAAGACATTACTCTAAACCATTTTGAACGATTATTACCTTTATTCATAATAAATCGTAATGATAATTCCATTATAATACCACCAATAAGTAGTAATAATAATACGGGACCCCATGATAACGATATATATTCTGGTTTCAAATAGGCTAATGCTGATAATCCAATAAACAGTAGGACAGTTGTTAAAATAGCGCTTAAAATCATCTCTTTTTTATCTATAAAGGATGTGTACATTGGGTAAAATATTAATCCTAATAATAAAATAAATATTAACCACACAAAATGTTTTAATACTATATTCAATGGTGATATTTTATGTAATAATACAATAAAAACAAGACTCATTATAAATATTCCAATAAACAACATCAAACTAGGATTAAATGATACCCCATTGTATTCCATCAATAATAGTTGAATAGCCATAATGTTGAATGTTAAAATAATGTATAAATAGGTGTTTAATATATACTTATTACAAGTAAACTGTCTATTTTTAATAGAATAATTTAGTATAGAAAATACGACACATACAAATATTAGTAATGCGCCAAATAATTGTAATAACACTTTGTTCATATATAGTATTGTTCTAAAATATTTTTATAAATATTTCATTAATTATATTAATTCACTGCTATTTTATTATTTTTATATTTTTTAGATAATTTGAAAATTTTAGCAAACCATTTTTCCGATTCTAATTGAAATATATCTTTAAATAATGGAAAATAATGACAATAAACAACTGATATTAACCATCGTGTAAAATTAATACTATTTTTTTCATTGTCATAATCACTATAATTATATAGATCTTCATCTATTTGTACTATAAAAAATATAGCGACTGAATTTAGTATAGCATCTATTATCGTTTCTGAATTCAATATTATGAAAAAATTGATAATAGGAATACCAATTGGTAATATGAAATTCGAGAAAAAATCAGCCCACCAATTATATACAATATGATATTGTTTCATTGTTATTTTTCGTTTTTCATAATGAGATTCCATTCTTTCATTTTTTGATAATGCTATTTCTGGGAAATCATCATATATTCGGATTAAAAATTTGTACAGATATCGCGAATAAAAATATGATTTTATAGAGTTATAACTATATAATAATGACAATATTGTGGATAATACCGATATTATCATAATTAATATATTGTCTGTGGTAGAGTAATCATCCACTACACTATATACTAACGCACCCATCCAAACATATTGTATAATCAATGTAAATATTCCTATAAAAAAACATTTATATGAAAATGTACTAGACCGCAACGAATAATTCCATAAATTATTGTTAATAGACCGTTCTTCAAAAATATTTAAATATTGATATACAAAGACTATAAACCGAAACATATTTAATTCTATAAAGGGTTTATTTTCATTTTCTTTGTTAATCAAATCAAATATCATTTCATTATTAGTTGGATTGTCACTAAAGTCTTCAATGTTTAATATAAAATTATCATCATCTATTAAAATAGTGTTGTTCCATATATTTAAACTATCGGCTATAAATCTAAAATTTTTTTTAACAATTAAATAATTATCAAAGTAATTTGTTTCCAATATTTTTTGTTCGTCTCCTTTATTATGATTTAATTCGGTATGAGCCATGCACAAAAATTCACTTTTGTTGTTGTACAATTCTATAAAATTAAACTTCCATTTATTGTAAAGACTATTTTTCTCATTATTACTATTGAAATAGGTCGATATTGGCTTACACAATAACGATATAAAATTTTCAGCAGGTTCTATTAAATAACAATTTAAATCCATTAATAATTATGGTATTATAAGCCTTAAATTATTATTTTAAAGATTTGTGAAAAATATTAAAATTGAATATATTTAACAAAATAATAAGTCATTAATATATGACTATAGATGAAATCTTGAATACTATACATATAGAAATAAATAACTTGCTTGATAACAAAGAATTTAATTATTCGGATTTTTATACATATATATATGAATCATGTTTAAAAATTCAAACACATAAATCGTATGATAGTCGTGAATTAATGATAAATAATTACAAAAATATATTCAATACATTAGATAATATTATTATACTTTTTAATGACAAAATATCTAACAATTTAAAAGACCACAACGATATATTAGAATATTACTATGAGCAAACAAATATATATATCAAGAATATATCAATAATCAACAATATATTTAGTTATATAAATACGGAGTTATCTACATTAGATATCTCCTTTAAAATTATAGATTATAATAAATATGGTATTGAACATTGGTTTAATAGTATTATTTTTAAAAATATAGAATTGTTCAATACTATATTAATAAAACAATTTGATTATGAAAATCAACATTCAGATAGTCCAGTATATTTATTGAATGAATTTTTAGACACTGTGTTTATGTGTATACATAAAAAAATAATAGAACATACATTTTTTGATATTCATATTGGGGATATATTATTAGAACATATTGAACAATGTTGTATTGATTTTAGTAGAACATCATACAATTCAATGAATGTTTTAGTGACAATGATAGATGACTTTAATATATTTTATATGAGTACATTTGATATACTAAACTTAGAATGTTTAAAAAAAAAATATATATTACTATTCAAAAAAAGAATTTTGTATAAATTTAGTGATATAATGAAAATAGAATATGACCGTATTTTGTTACACCCCATTCAAAATACAAATTTATATGATGACATCAAATTATTAACAACAATCATCAACTATTGCAATGATACCCAATACATCAAACTGAAAATAAATGATTATTTCAATAAATTATATAATAGTCTAACTAATTTTAATGATATTTTGGAAGTATTTTATTTAACACATATGATATATGATGAATGTATGAATATAGAATTTGTTGTGTATTATAATTACGACATCATTGTTCCAAAAAATATATTTGAAGATGATGTCCATATTAGCGAGACTTATGATAAGTACATACGGAATGTTCTGTACAAAAATGTACAAAAACCGTATTTTTATAGCAGTTTATTGTTGTATTTTAAAAAATATAAAGATAATGAGTTAATACCAATTTACTATAAAAATTATTTAGTAAAGCGATTATACAAATATAATTTCAATCTAACCTATATAAATATTGAAATAAATATAATAAAACAAATATGTAGTCATTGGAAATCAAACAGCCATTCTATATTATATAAATTAAAAAAAATTAAAAATGATTTAGAAGAATCTATTATAACCAGTAATGAATTTAATTCTATTTATGATGTACCATCAACTATTATTCTTACCACAGATGGAATATGGAATATAGATCCATACAATACACCTTTTTCATCACCAGTATTTAACAAAGAATATAATGCATTAACTGAACATTTTACCACATTTTATAATTGTAAATATAGCACTAAAAAACTTGATTGGAATCATGATTTGTCTTCGTGTATATTAAATTACTATGTGAATGATAGTACAACAATTGAAATTACATGTCCATTAAAAATAGCGAATATATTGTATAAATTCAATATTAATAATAGTGTTGTATTAAATAAACCATATTCTAAACTGTTAGAACATTACAATATCATTGATAAAGTAGATTCTAATATATGTACATTAAATACAACACTATCATCAAAAAATATTGTCATTAAATTTTTGAAAGCCAAAAAAAAAGATATATCCAAATCACAAAAAAAAGAAATAGTATTTACTAAACAAGAATTAATAGAAGCCTATTGTGTTCGGTTACTAAAAAATAAAAAAAGTATGATTGATAGTGTATTGGTTGGATTGATAAAAGAAAAATATAAAGTAGATAATACATTAATAACAAAAACGATTGATAAATTGGTTGAAAATCTGTATATTAAACATGACAATTCTAACTATATGTATTTAGATTAATTCCATTGGTATATATTTCATGCCACCACCACTCATTTCGGATTCTTCTATCTTTTCAAAATCTATGTCTGTATCTTGTTTTTCGGTTACAGTGTCTTCCGATATATCAACTAAATCAGCGCTTGCATTCACTCCTGGTTGTGAAAATATACTAATATCTAATTTAGGTATTTTGTTTATATTTAAGTATTTATATGAATACATTGGATTTTTTTCAATAATATCAATACATTTTTTTTTCAATTTTGTTCTTATTAATTCATTCGAAGGCAAACTTTCCAATCTAAACCCATAATCAAATGTTTTCATATGATCAATTAAGTCTTTACTATGTTTGTCTTCTAAAATTTGTAAATATGTGGTTGTTTTTAGTGTGGCATCTTTTGTAATATAAATATCTTTAAATTTTATAATGTTTTCTTTATATACTAAATCTATAGTTCTTATACATGTTAATTTAATATCATTTGGAATATACCATTCTAATTTAGTAAATAATCCAACACCACTAAATTGTAGCATACTACTTTTAATATCACGTTGTGCCCATAAAAATGTAATTATTGATTGATTATCATAATCATTCTTAGATTTATTGAATATTGGTGTTTTAGTAGCCATATCTTCTATTTTTTTTAAGTTATAGTTACTCCAAAATCGTTTTAATTCAAATAAAATTTGCATATATTTTATGATATTTTTTTCTTCTTTTATTAATACCTCTTTATCTCCTGCTTTCAATAATTTTTTTATTGATTTCGAAGCTTTTCCAGATTCTTTCTGTTTTTTATCATCCGAAGGATATGATTGGGCACAATCAATAATGTTTGAATAGTTAGATATTTTATTACATAATATAACAAAAGAATTTGATGTTTTAGGGTCATTAAAATTATTTATATAGTTTTGTATAATAAAACATTTTCCATCGATTAGCTTAAATTTATCTATAATAAAATCAATAGCTTCAAACAAATATTTATGTACTAGATTTATCAATATTATATCTTTTAATATAATATATTTTTCTTTATTTCTTTGGCCAGCTGTCCCTTTTTGTTTAAAATCATATGAAATAGAATATACCCAGAAGGTTTGTTTCCATTTTGGATTATTCTTTTGACTAACATACAGTTTGTATTTATTATATAACGTATTGAACATACTTGTTTTTAATTCATTCATGGCTTTAGTTGTAACCGTTGTGGTTTCTGTTTCTGTATTAAAATTAATCCCAAATTCTGTGGGTGGGGAAGTAGAAGAACCAGAACCAGTAGGATTACTTTTCATATCTGGGAATATATGTTGTAATATACTATTAAATAGATGAAAATGAATGAATGTTTTTTTTTCTTCTTTTTCATTTAATTTATTCAAATTAGATAATGTATCTTTAACAAATTCCTTGAACGAAAAATCTGGATTTATTTCTATAATTGGATCTTTTTTTTTTAAACCAATTGTTTCTGCTACGTCCTTTAATAGTGTAATAGAATTAGTTATTGCTTTTTGTGCCTTTTTTTTTACATTTGTATAAGTCAATACTCCAGAACCGATAAATGATTCCGTATCGTTATTAATCGTTGGGATAACTTTTGGCTGTAATGCTAAATTATCTTTAACTTCTTCCCATTGTTTTCTTATATCATTTTCACTCATAGCCATTTCACACGATGTATCAATATTATTTTTCCATATTTCATATTCATTATGATCTTGTAATGTAATGAAAATAATTTTTTTGGCAATTTGTATTAATGATGGATTATTAATACCTTCACTATTTAACAACAAAGTCGCGTTTGTAATAATATTATATTGTTTTTTAGCATAATATTCTTCAAATAATATAGCATCAATAACTTCTTGTGATGTAGTTATATTTAAAGATGCTTTTGTTGCTTTTTTTTTTCTTATTATATCTCCAGGAATTTGTGGAAGTTTTACTTTTTCTGTATCCATGACATGTTCATTTAAATAGTCGTATCCCATAAAATCATATATTAAATCTTCGCTATATTTTTTTGAATAGTCTCCCATAAATTCAATTTTGTCTTGGTGTTCCAATATAGTGAGCACTTTTTTAGGAAAACTTTCTTTAAATGAATTATAATTAGCTGTTCTAATATTGTTTTCTTCAAATACTATATTATTTTCATCTAACAAATTATGTAAAAGGAAAAAATACATCTTATTAAATCCATAATTAATACCTTTATTTGATGAATTCTGGTATTGTTTATACCAATTATGTTCTGTTAAAAATTGTAATACATCTTTTTCGGCATCATTGCTAGCTTTTAATAATGATTCTTCAATATACTCATTTCGTTCTTTAATTAATTTTTCTTTCGTTTTTTCAATTATAGAATCTAAATCTATATTTACATTAGATTTAATACAAGTAAATGTTAATGAACCTTTTTCTTTAACCTTATCTGTCAATAATTTAATAAATGTATGTGTATCAATATCTTGATTTATTACAGTTAAATCATTATTATTTGGAACTATTTTAGGGGAATCAAGCTGTCCATGATTGGCACCAGATACTCCGTCCACAGCCTCTTGACCACCATATAAAATTTCAACCGTCTGAACTAATGGATTTGA